GATATTGGACTTGCACCAATGACATTTTGCTTAACAGGCAAACGCTCTAACTAACTGAGCTAATCCCCAATATTTGGCAGATGCCTTTTTAGAGTAGGGCATCAATAACTACTGTCACAATTTTTAAAGAGGAATCTCTAAACTTTGCTACATGATATCATACTAACACATTTTTTCTAACCTTTCTATCCCCACTTTTTTACCAGTTTTTTACCAGTTTTTTACCTGTATCAAATTTTGAGTCCTAAAATGAAACTCTAAACGTGGGAAAATTCTATTTCTTTTTTGATAAACTGTCTTTACTGATGTGTCAAGTTTTTCAGCTATTTTCTCATAATCAACTTTATCTTTTTTGAAATGATTATCTAAAAAACCTATTTGAATTAAATCATAATCTTCGTGGTCTTTTACCATTTCTAGTGCACTATCTATTCTAAATATCATTTCTTCATACATCTTAATGTCTTTAGATATTCTTATTTTAAGATCTTCTATTCTTTCATATTCTGATTTTATTTCAGAATATCCTTTCCCAGAAATTTTATCCATACAATATTTGTTTAGAATTTTAGGATCGTTAAGACATTCAATATTGTTTTTAATTTTATTCTTATACTTAGAATAACTGATTAACACTGTTTCTATCGCTTTAAAAATAATCTTTTGCTCCTGTGTTGCCATTATCTACATCACTCCTTTATACACTTTTCCATAAAAAATATCCTGCTATTTGCACAACAAATCCTAGAAATATGTAGAAGTTAATTCTATCTGCATCTTTTTTAGTTTTATTATCATTCATTGCATATTTTATCCCAAATAGCCCTATAACTCCAAAATGAAACATGAAAATAATTATTATTACTCTCACATAAATTTCCATCATCTCACCTCTGTTATTATATTTCCTAAGATTTCTAGCTTCATACCTTCTGAAGCATACACCTCTTGCATATACTTAGAAAATTCAATTTTCTTTGCTTCTAATTCATCATCAGTCATACATTTTTCTTTAAAAATGTGGCTATTTATTATCCTTACTTGATTCCCATCTTTTACTCTTAACTCTTGTAAATATTCAATCATCAATTCCACTCCTTCCCAATTCTCTGCATATTCTTTTGCCACTTTTCCCAGTAGCAGTTTAATATGTCATCTTTTGTATATCCCTTATTAGCTGAAATAATTATTAAATTTTGAAGTATTTGAAAATCATTTCCATAAAGAGCACTCATAATTAAATTTTCTATATTAGGCTGGTAAATTAATTTTAAATTTGTTCTATCATCAAATAATTTTGTAATTTCATTTTTTATTTCAACAAAATTATCAGATATTTCTAATTTAAAATTAATCATTTGTGCTAGAAAAAACCAAATATCAGTAAATTCTTCTAATTCTTTTTCTTTGTCGTAAGGCTTAGTTTTCCAAGTCTTATGACTTTCAGGGGTTTCTTCGTTGAACTCTATTACTTCTGCTATTAAAGATAATTTAATATCTTTAAGCGTTCTTTCTCTAACATTATTCAAGTTTTTATCTAAATGCTTTTGAAGATTTAATATATCTCCAAAATTTTCAGGCTTTTTATATTCCATTATCTCACTTCCTCAATTATCCCTTAGTAGTATAAGTAAAAACATTAACAATAAAAACATAATTATTTTTTCTAATAACATCTTATCCTCCTATTTTGTTATTTCTAACTTTAGCCCAAAAATCTTTGTATTCTTTAGATTCTAAAACTTGCTTAGCTTCGTCAGAAAATAAAAAATAATTTTCTAAATCATATCTTTCATTATCTAAATCATTTCCATAGTCCTGAGTTTTCTCAACTCTTGAATTGTTTATATAAAAATATATTCCTTTAAATTTTCTCATTGGCTTCCTCCTTGAAATAATAGCTAAAACTAAAGCAGCAAATAATTCTTTATCATCAGCATGCACCAGCTTCCTCCAGTCTTATGACACTGTCATCAATTTCTCTAAGCCACATAGTTTTAAAATCCTCAAATACATTAAATACATCAGTTATCATAGATTTCAGAACTACTCCTATCATGTTTTTTTTATGTGAGTTAACAGTTCCAAACATCATAATTACAAGAAACATAGTCCTAAGAAGTTCTAAATTATCTCCAGTTTCTTTATGCTCACAAGCGGTAAACACTTCATCTAAGATCTTGATAACATCTTTTTCAACACGATAATTAATCTGACTTTTAAATCTATCTACAATCTTATCTGATGCTTTTATAGTTCTTGTCAAAATAGCTTTGTAATATCTATTTAGAACCATACCCTCTTTATCCCAAAGTTCTCTGTTAATTTTCAAGTATTTATTAATTAAGTACATCAATGTAATACCTTGCATATCTCCATCTTTATGAGTAACTCTTATTTTTTGCATAGCTCCTCCAACAAATATCCTAGATATTCATAAGCCTTCTTATAATCTTCTATTCCGTTTTTCTTTCTGGCTCTCATTACATATTTAAGAATATTTCCAACACAAACAGCTTCTTTTCCTTTCATATCTTTTGTAACTTCAAAAATAACATCTTTTACTTCTATTCCTAAATCACCAAGCATATAATGTTTTGGAGATTTAACATTATCTACTTCAGAAGTTTCAACAATTTCTTGAGCTTCACTTTCAATAATTTTTAATATTCTATTTTTAAGTCTTTCACTAGCTTCAACTTTTCCAGATTCTAAATGTGATAAATAAGGTTGTGTTACATCAATTTTTTCAGCAAATTCCTTTTGATCTATATTATTATTCACTCTATATTCTTTTACTCTTTTTCCTAAATTCATTTTTTATCCTCCTCAACAGCTAATATATTTCCATAAATTTTAAAGTTTACATTATCTCTCGCACAGATATAACTGACTAATTTATTTGTTAATTCATCAACAGTTTTATCTTCCATTCTGACTACTTCTCCATTTTGTTCAAAAAATACTCCATCTTTATTAATTTTTATATTCAGCATCAATTCCTCCTAAACAAGCCTTTAACATCATATAAGCATCTGCAACATCATCACTATCTGCTATTTTCCCTGTAAATTCATTGAATTTATTCATCATAAATTCTTTTTGTTCTTTTCTCTCAAGTGGCAAATTATCAAATTTATTTTTCCAAAACACTGCTGGGACTAATAATAAACCTATATTTAATTTTTTTAGATTATATGTAAGCATTCCTCTTATCTCAGATAAAATAGATAATATACTAGAATTTAGGCCTAAATATACATCCTCAATAACAACTAAATCTATTGCTGCACCTTTTATCTTTTTTGAAGTTTCTAATACATTTACTATTTCATTAACAATCAAATATCCTCTTTCTCTAAAATCGTCTAAATCAACTTTTATAGTTTTCCATCTCACTATTTTCCCTTTACAAGAATAAGCAATACCAACTGATCTACTAGCTAAATCTATACTTAGTACATTTATTTGATTTATATTAGAAGGAATATGAACTTGATTTTTAGGTTGTTTCACTAATCTATTTCTTTCTTTTAATTTTAGTTCAGTTTGAATTCTTTTCATTTTCTTTCTTTGGACTATATCTATACAGGTTCCTTTTCTAATTTGATTGAGAGTAGCCATCTGAATATTCTTAGTTTCAATAAACTCAATATCATAGCAGTAATTAGTTTTTTCTTTAAACAGATACTTAATAACATAAAATTCTTCATCGTTTTTATTTTTAAATCTTTTATCTACTATTTCATTGACATCTATTTTTTTTCCCATATTTTTACTCCGTTTTTATTTATATAAAGCTTCTTCATTTTTTCTATAAATCTTATATAAATTTCTTAAATACTCCTGTGCTTGTGGTTTTAAGTGTTCAAAATGCCATTTATGTTTTTTTACTAAATTTAGTAATTCTTGAGAAGAATTTGCAGATAAACACATATACCAGAACTCTATTATTTGCATTTTCGCTCCTTTTTATTTTAATATACCTATTTAGTATAATTTATTTTTTTCTTTTAATACCAATACTTGTATTTTTATTTAATATAATTGTTTATTTTTTTAGTATAAACAGGTAACCATTTTAAATATCCATTTTATCAAAAGAGTAACCTGTTTTTAAAAAAGTAACTTTTAAGGTAGCCCTAACAAAGCTAGATTTTACCTGCAAAGTAACCCGGTAGCCCTATTTTTTTACTTTTCCTCGCGTAAGAGGGGTATATATTAATTTTTAACTATATATAT